CAACCACAAACTAAATCCTCAACTTCAATCAGTGCATTTTTAACTTGACCCATTATTTGACTCCTGTTCTTTTTTACACTTCGTAAACTTATCTAAAATAATTTTTTGCTTCTCAATTTTTTTTTGAATAGCTAGTATTATTTCATAATAAGACTTCATTTCTCCCATTGCTGCCATATGGTCACCATGACTATACTCTTCTTGTTTCATTCAGCCTCCTTTACTAATTTATTTAAATACCATTGGGCTTTCTTTAAATCTTCCAATGGTTCTCCCTTGAACTTATACCTGGAAATATACTTTATTACATTCCCTTTCAAGTAACCATGGTATTCATCATTGGTCATACAATCTTTAATAACATCGATAGTTTCTTTTTTACCGTACTTATAATGTGGTGGTGAGTTTACCATTTTATCCATATTTTCTTTTAACGGTATTGTATTCCAAAGTTTCAATATCGTATTCTCCTTTATAGACATTCCTTTTAATAATTAAGCCACTCCACCACATATGTTGCGTGTTACGAGCATAGTCTTCTTTATGATGCAAATAACATCCAGCAGATAGTCCCATAACTTTTCTCCCTAATGGTAATGCACAAACAGAATAATCAAATAAATGGCAATGACCAACAGTTGAGGATACCTTATTTTTTAATAGGAGAGAACGAGCGATATTGTCCCCGCTAATAGGCTTACCCAAAATACCAGTAGGATAATTATGACAATAGTGTATGCCATCAATAACAATTGGATCTTGGTATGGAATAACCTCCCAGCCAAATTCTTTAAATTTAAAATCTTTTGTACCAATTGTCCCGTCAAGTTCTGGTGTTTCATTTATTACCCTATCTATCCTATCTTCATGATTACCTAGTAACATGACTTTTCTAGATCGTCTTCCATTAAGACCTTTGTTAAATTTTTCCAATGCGTCATGTGCATGGTCTATATCTTTTTTATACCGTTTACCTTCAAACGATTTCTTTCCTTTATCATAGCTTGATAAAGAATCCATACTAGCAAAGTCCCCCATACATACTATGGTATTTGGTTTTAGATCTTTTGCTAACTTTCCTGCCCATAAAAATCTATCATTGCTTGCTTTGGGGTTGCAATGAGGATCTCCTATTACTAAATGTGTTACCATTAGTTTAACTCCTTGTTGCGTTTACGTTGTAAATATTTTAAAAAATCAATGATATTTTCATTATCATCAAATCGTGCTACGCCATCGATTCCTCCGTTCGGTTTATTTTTATATTTATGATCATCTGCAAATCCTTTTATACCTAATAAAAAAGTAGAATGGGGATCTGTAGTTGCATGCTTTATCATACCTCGTGCAATAGTAGAAGTCAATTCAAATTGTTCATCACTCATTTTATTGCGACCATCGAGTACGATCCCACAACTAAAGCCTTTTTCCCATGGGGTTATTAAAACTTTAATTGAATTTATAAAAGGAAATTTAGTCTTTTTCATATTTTATCATTACAGGTTCTGTTAAAAATCCTACATTATTTAATCTCATAAAATGTTTTGCATCTACAATAGCCAAAGGATTCCTATGATTCATTTTAATAAATACTAAAGGCTCCTGACTTCCATGCGAAGTGGCTTGATCATAGGCATCATACATTTTTTTCCATCCTTCAGTATTCTTACATTCAATATCATAAGGGAACACCTCTCGTGCTTTCTTAGATAATTTAACATCAGCACCACGCTCTCCCATGATAGCTACCTTAATATCATCATCGGTAAGGGCAAGAAATAGACCCCTCAAACTATCCCTCACCCAGTTCTGTAGCCTACGCCCCTTAGCTTTTCGACTTCTCGTAGTTGTCATCTTTCCTCGGATTGTTTACTTCAGTATACCAAACCCACTTAGGGTTTTTACCTTGTGACTGCTGCTGCGGTAACAGCTGCAGTTTACTTCCCCAACAAGGAAGTTTGTATGGGCAGAATGAACACACCATACCCAAAATTCGATTTCCTGTTTTTTTAGTTCTAAAAGTTTCTTCAATATCTTCATAGCATCTTTTAAAAGGAACTTTATTTTCTAGAGCAGATAAATTATCTTTAGCATCCTTAATTGCTTTAATTTTATGGTGTTCATCAACTAGTGGAGTTTCACAAACCACCCATTCTCCTGTAGATTTATTAATAACAATCCACCCACCAAATGGGAGTTTCTCACTTTCACCATAAAGATACCCTTGACTAACATAACCAAAGGCATCATCTGTAGCTACAGCCTCAAATCCTCCTGCTTCACCAAATTTCTTCTCAAAGGAATAAGGTGACGCACTTTTAATATCCCAAACTTTTTTATCAATCTTAACATCAAGCCTACCCTCAATTGTTGATCCATTAAATTTATATTTAACACTTTTTTGTTCATCATAAGTTTTTACTCCAGAAGATTTTAATATAAATATTGCTAATGCCTCAATTAAATCCCCAAATGTATTTCGCATTTTAACATTATAGGGTTGACCTTCGCCCTTTACATTCCTTGCTTCCATCTGTAATTGGCACAAAGGTCTCCCTATATTTGACATTCTTGGTCGGAATTTTTCCCTGCGTTTTTCTGAAAATTGTTTTCGTAAAGCCGACTTACACGCTTCACCAAACTCTTCAACAAGTTTATCAGATACTTTAACAGGTTCCCTCACAACCTCCTCTAAATAAAGCTGAACTTTATAAAGAATATTATTCATTAGCTTGACAGTACTTCAGCGGGTTCAGCCTCAACCTGTTCGATAATTTTTGCATTATCGCCATCGGTTGGATTAGATCTTTTATTTTTTACTGTTTTCCATAGAGATATAATTTCATCATTCTCTTGTTGAATGACCTCTTGAAAAAGTCTCAATGTATCTTTATCCTTATCAGTAACAGGTAAGTTTACATCTGAATTTACCTTAACGATAGGAACATAAAATACATTACTGCCTTTCTTTTGACGAAAAGAATCTAAATTAAATTCACAAGTGAACATTAATTTTTTTCTACGTTTAGTTTCGTCAATAGCACTACTGGCTGGTCTAAACCCCGTTCCAGTAACTCTCCACAATACTGGAAAGTCTTTCACATCATGGCTATCCCCGTTACCTCTTTTACCTTTAAAAGTAGCAGTACCATAAATTAAACGATAGCATTTAATTTGACGTTGTTTAGCTTGGTCTTCAGGTGATAAATCAACAATCTCTTTTCTAGTTACTTTTCCGCATCGAGTTCCACCCTGTAAATCAATCGCTTCATCTTTCCAGTTCATTGTGATAACTGAACGATTTACATACTCCCCTTTATCAGGATCAAAATGCATATATTGTATTGCTCCTATAAAAGGCCTAAAGGTAACAGGCTTACCATAAATGTTTTCCCCTATGTTAGTATCAAATAGGAAATAACTTCCAATAGGTAAACGATTACCTGTTTCATTTTCTGGTTCTCTGTTGATTCCTAATCTTGGAATACTAGGACCAACATCACTACCAGAATCTTGTCCGATGGCTTTCATAATTTCTCCCACGGACATCTTATCTATATTTGCTATTTCATTTTTAGTCATATAGCCTCCTTAGCTTGATTTGCTTATATCATATTTTTAGGGTTTTGTCAAGTATTATTTTAATATTGCAAGTATTATACAATACCAAAAAGCCATAAAAAAAACTACTTCAATTACAGCAGTAATGATAGGACCTAACATACCCTAGTACCACCATCAGTCAGCTCATAAGGAAGCTTTTCCATATGGGCAAACCACATCATATAACTTTGTAGCTCTTCATCACAGTTGATGTATAGCTTAGTAGGGATACCCTCAAAGTCCTGCTTTAGTTGTTGAAGCTTATCATACGCTTCTTCCTGTTCATCTTTTCCACGATCTTCCCAATGTTCCTTATCAAGTATGGGGATCTCTTTAGCTTTGTACATATTCATTTTCCCTTTGCTGGTTGCCACTCAGTTTCTAGAAATATCTTCCAATGATCTCTGTGTTTAAATCCACATAAATCAAATTTAGAAACTGCATCATTATGCAAATGTGCATCCACAAATAACATTACTTTTGTTATTGTATTGTAAAAGACATAAACACTGGTATCTTCTACCTCTACTTTTCTTGATCGTCTATTTGCCATTATACCTCCTATAAATTAAAATGGTATATCATCATCATCTATTTCAGCTTTCTTTTTATGGACTGGTGGTAGCTGTGTAGACTGAACATAATACACTGTACTCTCCTCACCTTTAGCTGTAGAAATATCATTTAATTTTTGTGCAATCTCTTCAGCTTTTACTGGGCTTTCTACTACCAATTCATTACGAACTGATGGTGCCATACTTCCCCAATATCTTACTTCTAATATTAAATTAGTTTGCATGATTTTCCTCCTTCATATCCAACCAATTATATCCCATCTTAACATCAGTGTCAAGAGGAATGTTAAAATTAATTCCATAATACTGCTTAAGTGCAGGTATTACAGAAGCTGTACCCTGTTTAAATATTTTACTCATTACAACTTCTTCACCAGGATAAACATCAGCCACAATAGAATCATGGACTGTGTTAATAAGTAAACTCTTTACCTTTTGTTCTTTCATTA